CCCACAGCGTCTAGCCGCTTCCCAGTGCCACCCCGATTGGTTTACTCGTCGCTGTCGTCTGCCCATGCGTCAAGCACAGAAGCTACGTCTTTGGATTCCGTTTTCTTCACGGCACGTTTGACGGGTTCGTCAACAGCTTCGGCTTTAGCGGCGGGCTTGGCGGCAGGTTCAATGAAAGGAGAAGCCTTCGGTGCATCACCGTCAACTTGCTGAACAGTTTGTGTCACAGCGGCCAACGCATCGGCTGAATCACCTTGCGCTTTGCTCTCGGCCAACTCTTCCACAGACAGAGGGCGCACAGCGCGGAAGGTCAACTTAGGTGTTGCGCTTGATGTATCAAAACGCATCTCAGTCACAACGGCTGTCACGGGGATACCATGACCACCCAAGAACTTGGCGTATTGCTGCAATGGCATCTTACCGTTATCGCCTGTGCCGAAGATCGACTGACCGGGCAACGACAACTGATACACATCACCTGATAGATTGTTTTCCAGAGCCACCGCAATGCGTTGGTTGAAACGGCAAGCACGGCTATCACCCTGACCAGAACCTTTGATGTTCTGTTGGCAGTTCTGGCAACTTGTGCTTTGTGGTTCCTTCACACCCTTGTCAGGTGTTACGCCATCGTTAGATGAGCAAGAGGGCGCAGAGTTCTGGCCTTCCACGTAAGTGCCTGCATAGTAACTGCGGGATGTTTTCTCAGCAGAGCGCACGACCCCCACGTTCATGGCGCGTTCGTCATTCTGTGCAACTTCTTTACCACCAACAATCATGCGGAATACACCACCACGAATGGAGATGCGTTTACCTGTACCACCGCCACCCATCAGGGCTTTGGTTGTTGCGTCCAGTTCAAGGTTACGCAAGTGGGCTGGGAGGGTGTTACCACCTTGGGAGAATAGTGCGAGGTCAGACATTTGGTGTTTCCTTTTTGATGAAAGTGTTAATGATTTCTAAGTCAATGTTAAAAAATTTGGCAAGGTCACTAGCGAAGAATCGATAGTTTTTACCAACGCGGATAAAGGGTATACGCTTCTCAGGCTTCTCTTCCTTGATGAGCGCGTGAACAGTTGACGGTGCGACTTGCAAAAGCTTCGCCACCTGCGCCAACGTAAGGGCAGTTTCCAATTTAGCTTCTCCTGACAGTTACAGTATATTTGTGATCCACGTTCAATCCCGTTGGAAGTACATCAGGATTTTCCCGTAGGAACTCTTTCATATTCAACTGCGATATGCGCCTCTCAACTAAGTCAAGTGCGTCATGGTCACGGATGAATTTGTGCATTGCAGCCCAGTCGCCTGTCCAGTAGCGTGTTTGCACTGTACGTATTGCTGTGCCGTGGGCCGTCTTAATACTCTCGGCTCCAGTTGCTTTGCAAGTCTCAAGCAAGTTTGATTCAACCAAACCCATTTGCTCTTTGATTGCAAGGTCTTCTGCTTCGTACTTCGCTTTGAGGGCGGCACGAGCATCGCGCATCTTAATGTATACGCGTACTAATTTATCTGCTGTTATATCCATGTTGCTTTCCGTTTCGTTTTTTGGTTAATGATACATCCTATCTTTACTTTGTCAAGTACCTCCATAAATTTATTTGTTTAAGTCGAATTCATCTTTATAAAGTTCCATTAAATTAAACTGTGCTAACTCTTTTGTTTCTAAAGCTTTGTACAGCTTGGCCTCTACTGGACTTCCTTGGAGCTTGACAACCAAACATTTGTTCACTTGCCCTGCCCTGTGAATACGTGCATTGGCTTGCGCGTATGTCTCGTATGATGTAATGGGTGCCCACCATACAATCGTGTTTGCCGCGTGCAAGGTGACACCGTGTGATGCAGCTTGGGGTTGTATGACAAGCACCCGTGGGTCTGGCTCGTCTTGGAACTTGCGGAATATCTCCGTGCGTCTGCCAGCAGGTACACCCCCGTGTATCACATCCACTGTGTAGCCATCCCTGCGTAACTCCTCAAACAGAATCTCAATCGCATGGCGGTATGGGGCAAACACCAATACCTTATGGCTGGATTCGTCAATGACTTCCTTGAGTACCGCTGTGCGACTGCTAGAGTCAAAGGTCACGATCTCACCACTGTCGGAATAGACTGCACCACAGGAAATCTGCAGTAGCTTATTCAGCTTGGCGGCGGCATTGATTGCCGTGACTTCCTCCCCTGCCGCTTGCATAGCCATCACCTTGCGTAGCTTCTCGTAGTAGCGTATCTGCTGTGCGGTCATGGGAACCTCACGCTCTGCGTACAGCAAGTCTGGCAGGTCAAGGCATTGCTCTTTGGTGAACCTGATTGCAGGTTGAAGCAGTGTGCTGACCACCTGCTCTGCTTCCCGTTTGGGTGCCCACTTAAACTGAGTGATCTTGTTCATCACCTGATCGCGGTACATAGAGAAGCTACGGGGTGTAGCCGATGGGTTAACTAGCTTAGCCAGACCATACGCATCAAGGGGCGACTGTGAGGCAGGGGTTCCTGTCAACATCCATAGCCACATGTTGGGCTTGACGATCCGGTTCAGGGTGCGCCAGCGGGTAGTGGTTGCAGTCTTGTAAGCGTTCGCCTCATCGATCACCACCATGTCAAAGTTAGCCTTGATGATGTCGTCTTCCACAATGGGTACACCGTCGTAGTTGATGATGACAAACTCTGCATCTGAATTGATTACTTGCTGCCGCTTTTCTTTTGAGCCATAGGCAATGCCAACCTTGCGGTGCATCGCGCCTTTGAAAATGTCGTTCTGCCACGCTGACTGCATGATTGAAAGAGGGCAGATGATGAGCACACGTTTGATGTGCTTGGCGTTCATCAAGTAATCACACGCCCATGTGATTGATAGTGTCTTGCCTGTGCCCGGCTCTGAGAAGCAGAAGGCACGCCTGTGCAGAGTAAGAAACGCGGCTGTTTGTTTCTGGTGTGTGAACGGTTGGTAGATGCCCGGCCAACTGTACTTGGCAACGATGGGGGAAGGTACGTTCTTGACCTTCAGGTTCTTTAATACCTGCGCTTCTTCCAAACCCCAGTGCACCATCACTGTACTGATGGGGCCTTCCTCAAGCAGTGCGCTCTTGGGTATCACATTCAAGACCCTGTACGGGTTCTTTAATTTAAGTTTTAATGCTTTTCCGTCAATGATTTCCATACATTCTCCAATGCAAAACAGACCGAAAGTGACATCCACTTTCGATCGCTAAGTGACACCTTACGGGTGTCAATCGGTCAGATCATCTAAACGGAATAGTAAAAACTCTGACTGATGCGGTTTGAGGGTTCAACTTTAAAAAGCCCCCCGTGCCACCACTCACACCTGACGTGGCACGTATTATTATTTTTTCTTAGGTTTGTTTACCTTCACGGTGTGGTCGCTGTTGCGACTGAACGAACGATTGGCGCTTGGTGCTTTGAGTTGCAGGTTGCTCTTGGCCGTGCTTCCACCTTTAGATAGAGGGCGCTTGTGGTCAATATCTTTTCCCTTACGGTCAATGCCTTCTTTATCGTATAGGTCACGGGCTTGTTCACGTTTTCTTCTAGTAGGTAATTCATTTCTGTCCAACTGCTGTTGGTATTCTTTCTTGTAGGGTCTGGCTTTGGTTACATAGGGCATATCATTTCCTTCCACAGTGGGCGCAGGATGACACCCAGCAGTAATTTTTACACAAACCGTTGGGTTTTGCATTCCAAATATCTGCGCTGTAGGCACCTTCCAACATCATGACTTTGGGCATCCAGTTGCCCCAGTACCTGTGCTGTTGTTCTACCTCAAACATAGTTGGTACAAACTTATCCTCGGCTAAGAACAGCAAGCCGCCCTTGACCTTCTTGACTTCTGGGAACATCTTGAACACCGCAAGTGCCATGAGTTCCAACTGCCCTAGGTCAGCGTAGCGGGATTTGCCAAGCTTGTAGTCAATCACACGGGCTTCACCCTTCTCACGGTCAATGATGAGCAGGTCAGCTACACCACGGAACCAACAGTCAGGGTCAAAGAAATCGCATGGCTCCAGCTTCTCAGTCAGTGCCATCTTTAATTCACAGAACTTCTCACCCTGTATCTTGAGCAAGCTATCGAGCGCAGGCTTGATGAAGGCAAACTTCTCAGGAATCTCTTTGCCATCCCGTATGTACAACTCAGCTACCTCATGTACCAGCTTGCCATAGAGGGCTTGCTCACCCTCGGGTTCCTTGATGTCCTTGAGTACCTTGGTGTGGTAGAACTTCTTGGGGCAGGTGGTAAACGTCTTCAGGCTACTGAATGACCATGCAGGAATCTTTGCCATCAACAATCTCCGTAACTCAATCCCATACCGCTTTCGCAGTTGACTGGTAAACCTTCAGCCCATGACGGAACCCAACGCATGCAGGACTCCACATAAGCACGTGCTTCATCAGCTTCTTCTTGCCTAGCGACAATACCAATAGCATCGTGCACGGTAAGCACGACCTTGTATCGCTTGGCAATTTTTAGCATTTGATCGCCAATGATACACCGCGCAATGGCCTGCGTGAAGTTTTCAACAACTTTTCCACCATATATTTTATTGGGGCCGTTGCGGGTTTGATATGTAAACTGCCGCTTGTCATTCTCAATGACTTCTGCCAGCCCGTTGTAGTAGATGTGTAACCCGTTGGGTAGCAGGATGCCTTTATCATTCACAGTAAGCAGGCCATCTTTACCCAGCTTCATGGTCATGCCGCGCATCATGCACTTCAAGGCTTCTTGCGCCTCACGCCACAGCAGTGGGATCATGGGGTATGTGTTGCGATAAGTTTCGATGATTTGTTTCGATTCTCCCTCTTCAATATCCATTCCGAATGTTTTAAGTTGCGCCTTAAACTTGGGCGCCCCCATGCCATACCCCGCACCAAGGATCGTTGTTTTCCCGACAAACCTCCCACCAGCCGTAACTTGGTCAACTGTCGTGCCATATATAGCCGAAGCCATGATCTTGTATACGTCTTCTCCATTTGCAAATGCCTTTACTAAATCATCCTGACCCGACTCCCAAGCCAACGTACGGGCTTCGATCTGGGCTGAGTCAGCATCAATAAACACATAACCCTCGGGTGCGAGGATCGCCTTCTTCAGCTTGCCTGCGTTCGGCCCACGGCTAGGTAGGTTCTGCAGGTTGACTGAATCTGTACCACCCCACCTTCCGGTGTGGGCAGCGTAGTACTTCAGGGGTATAGGGAACGCCCCACGGTGGCTGATGTCAATGAACCGTTGGGTGCGGGTTTCCTCAAGCGTTGACTTGGTTCCGATGCGTGCCGCACACAGGGCTTGCACCCGTGGG